ATATTGCCGAATCAGGTTACTTGTCCGCGCTGAATGAAAATCTCAATGCCTCGATTGAATCTTCCGTTCACAAAAATGAAAAACCTGTTGTTTATGCTTCGGTAAAGGTCTACATGAAGTGTGGTTATAATCACGCTGGAGCTGATTATCTCTATCTTTTTGATGGTGCAGTTTGGTTCTATGCTGCAGGTCGGCAATCTCGGCCTCGCTTTGAGGAAGTTGAAATGAACCTTGATAATATTATGGCATAAAGGATAAAATAATGGCAAAAGTAGTTGGATTTAATCCCAAGGTACTAAAACAAGCAACATGCCAGAAATGCAGTGCTATCAATGAATATACACCGAATGAAGTCCGAACACTTTGGTCTGGGACGGACTATGGTGGCGGGCCAGATGGTCCAGACGGTGCAGAGGGCTTTACTTGTGGAAATTGTGGTGACAATGTTATCACAAAGAGGTGGTAATGGTTGACATTATCCTTTGTATAGTTTATACTGATTCTATAAGGTAACTTCAACTGAAAGGCTAAATCATGAAACGTGGTGAAATGCTCTCCGCCGCCATCCACATTGCAACAAATGCCCATCACGGGCAATTCGACAAAGGTGGTAATCCTTACATTCTACACCCGTTCGCTGTAATGGGTCTCCTTGAAAGTGCTGAAGAAGAACTTCAGTGTGTTGCACTTCTTCACGACGTTGTGGAAGATACAAGGATCACATACATTGAATTGCGTGAAGCAGGTATGAATGATCGAATCATTGATGCGGTCCGACTGCTCACCAAACAACGTGGTCAATCCTACGAAGAATACAAAGAAGGTGTATTCTCGAGCAAAGATGCAATGATTGTCAAGATGGCAGACTTGACTCATAATACTGATATCCGCCGACTCAAGGGTGTGACACCTAAGGACATTGAACGAATGACAAAGTACCACACGTTCTTCCTTGAAATTAAAGCAAAACTTAACGGTTGACAAATGTTTTCAAATAGTTTATACTGATTCTATACGGTAACAAAGGAACCGATCATGACTGTATATACCTTCGACGAATCCATTGTCTCTGATCTCCACAAAGATGCTCGCGGTTATCGCCCTTATTCTGTGTGGTGGGAAATGTGGACTGCATCTTCCGATGCAGATAAGCAGTCTACATGGGATTCTCTGCTCGTTGAACTTGAGTGGGAAGCCGCACGTGAGCGGAGTGAACAGGCAGCCGCAGTCAAGCGGTTCGAAGGTCGGATCGAACTCCTTATGAATATGGGAGCTTCGAGTCGTGAGACTGCGATCCGTTGGCTTGTCGAATCCATGGACCTTTCTGAAAATGACAAGTGGTATGGTGGTTCATATATTTGCTTTGAACTGGGTCTACCTTACGACATGAAGGAAACCTTTGACGAACTTGTGTGTTGACAGTAACCTGTGAATAGTTTATACTGATTCTATAAGGTAACAAAGGAAATACAATGCTACTGAACCCCACTCCGATCTCGTCCTCGAAGTTTTCGTTCAAGAATAACGTGTTTGTTGCTGAACTTTCATGTCTTGGTGATCCCAAACTAGAGCGTGTTTATGACGATGCAGCCGATTACGGTTTTACTGTCATTTCTCAGAAAACCGGCAAACCTGCTGTTTTTGCTTTTGTTGGGTTTGACCGTTGTGCTGAAGAAGTCGCCGGTCTCCGCTTTGACTGTGTTACTCCTGGCCTGAAGCAACTGAAGGCCCTGCTGATCAATGACTAAAGCCCGATTCGATATTACTGCCATTATCTATGATAAACGTGGTAAAGTTCTTTCGATTGGAAAGAACAGTTATGTGAAAACTCACCCGCTCCAAAATCATCATGCATGCAAAGTCGGTCTTCCTGACAAGCAATTTCTACATGCCGAAATTCACGCAATTGCACTCTGCAGAAAGCTGGATAGTGCACATAAGATTGTCGTGATGCGGTTTGATAAAGAAGGCGAGGAGAAGAATGCAAAACCTTGCCCTGTTTGCCGAAGTGCAATCGAGGCTGCTGGAATTAAGTTTGTAGAACACACATAATTGTTGACATTTGCTTTCAAATGGTTTATACTGATTCTATAAGGTTAACCTGAAAGGACACCTGATGCGCATCAATGATATCCAAGCTCGTAAAATTCTCATTCCTCTTTATAATATTGCAGAGAAAGATGCAAATGACATAATTGCAAATGCAGCATCTGCGCTTGCAGTTCGGCTCGAAGTAGCGAAGAGAGAATATAAATTGAGTGATCTTGAAATTCGGATCATCCGTCATGCAATCCAAAATGCTCAAGCTAATGTAAGTTCTCCTAAACATCAACGGAAAACTTATAAGCGGCGCGTATCTCTTGGTTGACAAATGTTTTCAACTAGTTTATACTGATTCTATAAGGTAACAAAGGAACTATCATGCTTGACCTCGAAACTTTCGAACTGATCTGCAAAAAAGCAAATGCCGCAGGTATGGCGGCCGTTGAAAAACTCAATGTTGTCCCGATGATTGTCGGTCAAGAGACCTCTCTGTTCTCGAATGTGATTGACCGCACCAAACCGATGCATTATGTTGCTGACGGGGTTTGTGGATTTGCTTGGGTTGACGTGTATCCTGTCAATAAAGGTAACACTCGTGCCGGTAAAGAGGAGCGTAAGATCCTCGAACGCTTCGGTTTCCGTAAAAATGATTACGAGAAAAGTTATCAACTCTGGATCTCGGAGTTCAATCAGTCCATGCAGAAAAAAGAAACCTATGCTCGTGCATTTGCAGAGGTTCTCCGTGCAAACGGACTGAAATCTTACTCTGGCTCGCGGATGGACTGACCATGGATAAGTATACAATTTCAGAAGAATTAAAAAAAATCGTTCATAAAATTTTTCACGAGGAACTTTCAATTCACGAAGTCTCCGGAGAACTTCTTTTTCTTGCCAGTCAACTTGCCAAAGAATATGAATTGGAACTGCTGGGAAAACTGAAGAAATGAATATCTTTGTGTTGGATAAAGATCCTGTAAAAGCTGCTCAGCTGCTTTGTAACAAGCATGCTGGTGGCAAAATGGTAGTGGAAAGCGCACAAATGCTTTCCACCGCACATAGAATGCTGGATGGTACTGCAACTACTGGGCCTTCAAATTCTGGAAAACGTATTTCAAAGAAATGGATCCATCCTGATTCAGATATGGAACAAGTTCTTTACAAAGCTGTGCATATTTATCATCCCTGCACGGTGTGGACCATGAAGTCCAATAATAATTACACATGGCATTGGATTCATTTTACTGCTCTCTGTGATGAATATACTTATAGGTATGGTAAAATTCATTCCACCGATAAACTTCTCCGTGATAGATTGAAGCAACTTCCTCGGAATATTCCCGTTGGATATCTTACAAACAAACCGCTTGCAATGAAATCAAATCCAGAATGTATGAATCCAAATGATGTTGTTGGTTCTTATCGTGCATTCTATCAAACGAAACAAGAACGGTTCCGAATGGCTTGGACCAAGCGGCCAATTCCCGATTGGTTCAAAGTAAAGGAAGCTGTATAATGACAGTAAAATATGCAAATAAAACTTGTCATAAGTGTGGCGCTAAGAGAGCACAACCACTAATGAATAAAGAAGAAATCTACGAAGAAACAGGTAAAAGCCAGGCAACAGTATCTGGCTGGACATATTTAGGTTCTGGACTTGGTGATAAAGCATCGCAACGAGCAATAAATAGAGCAGGTTTTAATAGCGGACAAAGAACATATAGCAGAAAAAAGACAGTTTGGTCATGTAAAAACTGTTATAGTATACAAAGTACAGTGAATCCAAATTTAACTGTAGTTACAAAAGTGACAAATACTGTAATTCCAAATGTCCATGGAAAAACTCCAATGTGGGTGTGGTTTTTTTGGATATTTGTAATTCTTGGTGTACTTTCACTTTTTTCTAGTTGACACGACAATAGAATCAGTTTATACTCAAAATATAAGGTATGAAAGGAACTGACATGTCTAACGTTGATAAGATTCGCGCCAAAATCTCTGCTCTCATGAAAAAGACCGAGGCAAACGGTGCATCTGAAGCAGAAGCTGCTTCGGCAATGACGATTGCATCCAAACTTATGGCTGAACACGGTGTCACACTTGCAGACATCAAAGAGAATAATGCAGCGGCTCGTGATTTTTCCAAACGACATGTCAATGAAGGTTCAAAGAACCTTTCGGTGGTTGACAAATTTGTTGCTTCTGCTATTGCAGCCTACACCGATACCAAAGTCTGGAACTCGAAGGGGTTCGACGGTTTCAAGATGGGCAAGAAAAATACCAAACCTAAGTATACATCAAACATCATGTTCTACGGTTACTCAGTCGATGTTGAACTTGCGGAATATATCTACAAGATCTGTGATGCTGCAGTTGAATTGGAATGGAAAAAGTTTTCTAGGACTGTGCCGGCAGGTGCTCGGGCAAAAGCTCGGACGACATTTCAGCTCGGCATGTCAATTCGTCTCCGTGATCGACTGATTGATATGAAAAAGGTAAACATTGACGAGTCAAACGGGAAATCGCTTGTTGTTTTGAAAAAGCAACTTGTTGAAACTTCCTTCAAGAATGATGTGACTGCTAATCTTGGAAAAGGTGGTGGCGGAGGTGTGACCTTCCGTAGAGGTTCTGCCTTTGAAGCTGGTAAAAAGGCTGCAGAATCTGTTCGGTTTAACCGCGAAGTTCACGATGGGCCTCAGGGAGGTGTAAAACTTCTCGCATGAGATATCTTGTAGTAGAAAAAGAACTCGGTCTATTTCTTGGTGTTTACCAGGGTATTTTTATCTTTGCTAAACATAATGTTTTTCCGATCATCAAAGCACCTGGTTTTGATTCTGAAGAAGATGCAGAATACTATATCGAAAAATATTTTCCAAAAAAAGATAAAACATATGGTGTGATTTGCATCGAAACAAACACCAAATATGTAAATATCGTGGATGTAATTAAATCTGGTTATAAAGAATATATTCATGAACTAATTGACCTTATACCAATGATCTCGGAGGCCATTCACTGATGTATATTACATTTCTTTTTATCATCCCTTTAATTGCTTGGATTATTATTGGAAAGATTATTTTCCGACATGAATTTTCATGGTCTGAAATGGGTATTCAAGCTGCTATTACTGCAGGGGTATTGAGTATTCTTGTCATGGCATCAAGTCACTATCAGACAGTCGACGAAAAATTGGTTAATGGTGTTGTGACAAAATTGAATGCAAGAAAAGAATCTTGTAATCAGAATTGGAGCGACTATTCCGATAGTTTCTGCACAAATGAAACCACTAGATCAGTTCGAAATGGACAAACGTGTACTACTGTGAATAAAATCCGGACCTGTGCACCAAAGTACAAGACACAATATCGTTCAATTTATCCGTGGGAAATTAAATATTTTGTAAAAACTGAAATTTCCGAACACGAAATTAGTAGAGTTGATCGACAGGGCGCTACAGCACCGCCCCGATTTTCTTCAATTAAAGTAGGTGATCCAGTAACACAATCCGTATCATATACCAATTACATTAAAGGTGCGTCGAGTACTCTCTTTAACCAGAAGTATGAAGATGTGCCACCAATTGCATATCCTGATATCTATGATTACTATAACGCTCGGAGAGTAATCTATTTCGGTATTCCCGCAAGCGCAGATTTTGTAAACAAATGGAATGAAGAACTTGCAAAGGTGAACTCTGACATTCGGAAAACTGGAGCAAACGCAATTATTGCTGTTACTAATCAAAATCCAGATTGGGCGGAAAGACTAGCACAAGCATGGGATGCACATAATATTAATGACTTGATTGTTGTAATTGGTGCTGATGGTGAAAACATTAAATGGGTTGATGTTCGTAGCTGGAGCAAAAATGATCTGGTGAATATTACAATCCGTGATGAAGTTATGAACTTAAAAACTATTGACAAAACTCGAATCAATGATATTATCAAATTCTCAGTAATGGAATACTATGATGAAGAATCAATGGACAACTTCGAGTATCTAGCAGAAGATATCCCACCTCCAACATGGCTGTATATCATTGCTGCAATTATCCTCTTGGTAATCAGTCCATTGGTTACATATTACTTCTCACGTCCAACTAACAGGTTTTAAGGAGAAAACTGAAAATGAATACTGGAACTATTATCGCTGTTGTGCTTGCCGTCACCGTCGGCGGTGCAGTTACACTTGGTGTCGGAAGTTACATTAGTGCATATAACACTGGTAACCGTCTTGAACAAAGTATCAAAGCAACGTATGAGAATAACAGAAATATTCTTGCGCAATACGGCAACAAGATCGCTGAAGCTGCTCAAGTTCCTGCAATGCAGCGAGATGATCTATCTGCTGTGGTTACCGCTGCTCTTGAGGGCCGATATGGTGAAAATGGTTCACAGGCTGTATTCCAGTGGATTCAAGAACAAAATCCAACCATTGACTCGACTGTATATGTTCAACTACAGCGAATGATTGAAGCTGGACGCAACGAGTTCACGACAGCACAGACCAAACTCACAGACCAGAAAAGGGTATATGAGACATCCCTAGGTAGTTTCTGGCAAGGGACTTGGTTAGGGGTGGCTGGTTATCCTCGTATTGATCTTGCAGAATATAAAATTGTTTCAACTGCGCGGGCAGACGGCGCATTCGAGACTGGACTTGAAGAACCTATGAAACTAGGTAATTAATCTTTTCAAAATAATGGTTGACATATCAGGAGAATCGGTTTATATTCAAACTATAAACCGATACAGACACACACCGAAAGGAACTATACCATGGCACACGAACTCGAAATGATCAACGGTCAAGCTCAAATGGCATACCGCAAGTCCGCAGGTCTCCCCTGGCACGGACTGGGTGTCGCCGTCGGCGATGACATGACCCCCGACGAAATGATGAAAGCTGCTGGTCTGGACTGGACCGTCAGCAAGGTCGACACTTTCTTCGAGTTTAATGACAAGAAAGTCAAAACCGGTATGCAGGCACTTATTCGTGACTCTGACGGAAAGATCCTGACACAAGTCGGCAAGGGTTGGAACCCCGTCCAAAACAAAGATGCTTTTGACTTCTTTACTGATTTTGTTCATAAAGGTGACATGGCAATGGATACTGCCGGTTCACTGAAAGGCGGAAAAATTGTCTGGGCTCTTGCTGATGTCCGTGATGGTTTCACTCTCTTTGGTGGTGATGAAGTCAAAGGTTACCTGTTGTTCTCCAACCCACACCTCTACGGCAACTCGATTGACGTGAAGTTTGTTTTGACTCGGGTGGTCTGCAATAACACCATTGCTGTTGCATTGAATGAAAAAGGCCAACCATCGGTTCGTGTCAACCACCGGTCGCAGTTTGATGCCGAACGTGTCAAAGAAATTCTCGGTTTGTCTCACCGCAAGGTTGAAAAGTTCAAGGATGCTGCAGAGTTCCTTGGTTCCAAGACCTACATGAAGTCCGATCTGGAAACTTACTTCGGTGAGGTGTTCGGTCGGTCGACTAAGGACGACAAGGAACTTTCTCGGACCGCAGAGGAAGCTCTGGCACTTGTTGAAAACCAGCCCGGCGCAGAGTTTCGTCCCGGCACCTTCTGGAATATGTTCAATGCCGTAACTTATATGACGGACCACGAACTTGGTCGGTCCGCAGATACTCGTCTGACTTCCGCTTGGTTCGGTGGTAACGCAAAGCGTAAGGTCAATGCCCTGAAACTTGCAGTTGATATGGCAGAAGCGGCTTGATGCCGCTTCTCTACCAGAAAGAAAATAAATGGAAGAACAAAAACAAAACTCACAGGTATTCTTTTATCTGAATGCTACTATTCAATTATGTGCAGTGTTTGCATTTCAACAACTTGCAGTTATTTGGCCTTTCTATATTGTAATGGCAATGATCTGTATAGTAATTGCAATTCAAACACTAGGAGCTAGTGTTGCATTTTCTGGTTTTGGATTAACACCGCCAGCGTCAAAAGTAATCGTTGCAAATACAGCCGGAATTAATGTTTTAATTTCACTCCTTTACATGGTATCATCTTACCATATCTATCTTATCGGTTTTGTGGGGTTTGCGTGGGTTGCAGCAACACATTCGGTAATTCACCTTCTTACTAATTTAATGGGAGCAAGTAAAAATGACAGCAGTTCTGTACATCATGATGAGAAATGACTTGAACTCTCTTAATTCAGGCAAAGCAATTGCACAAGGTTCACATGCTGCAAATGCATTTGTTTATCATTTCAATGGTTATGCACAAGAATACAATTCCAAATCAGTTCATGAAAGTATTCAAACGGCTACCATGAACGGGTTCAACGAGTGGGAACAGTCAACCACTCAGGGGTTCGGAACCGTCCTGGCCCTCGAAGCCAGAATGGCTGATATTATCCCTGTAGTCTCCATTTTTAATGCTATGGGCTATGTGGCTGGTGTCGTGCACGATCCTACATATCCAATTGTTGATGGTGAAGTAGTCCATCACATTCCGCTGGATACCTGTGCATATATCTTTGTTCCAAATAAGGAAAAGGACGAGATTGCAACTGTTCTGCTGAAAAGGTTTCCGCTACACAGATGAAAGATTATAGATTATATCTATCTTACACTAAAAGTACACTTAGAGTGATTGCATTTGGTGGTCTTGCATTTGGTTTTATTGCAGCACATATAACTGCAGGATTGCTATTACTCGCCGAATTGATCCGAATTGCAGAGGAACGAAAGTGAAGATTACTGATTATAATTATATTGGTAGTGCAATCGGAAATGCATACTTCAGCGGTGTTTCATTTAATGAACTCTGGGATTGTGTCTTTATGTCAGAGACACCAGGTGAATTAGACGCTGCAATATCTGCCACAATTAGATTAAAGGAGCTCTCGAACAATAATGAGAATTGATAATGAAATTAAATTGGATTATAATTCAGTACTTATTCGGCCAAAGCGAAGTACTCTTGGTAGTCGAGCAGAAGTAGATTTAGAACGCAAATTTACATTCCGTAATTATAAACCCAATTTTTCTGATAGTTTTGAAGATTGGCATTACCGTGGTGTTCCTATTATGGCTGCCAATATGGATGGTGTTGGAACTTTTGAGATGGCTGATACGCTGGCACGTCAGGGGCTATTCACCTGTTTGGTCAAGACATATCCCGTAGAGGAGCTGATTACCTACTTTAACTATGACACAGGTGATCGCTACCGTACTGATCATGTTGCAATGAGTATCGGTATCAGTAATTCAGATTATGATAAATTTTGCAAAGTATATCTTTCACTAAGTGAAAGACTGAAGTATCTATGTATTGATGTTGCAAATGGTTATACAGAAACATTTGTAACACATGTTCGTAACATTCGTGAAAGATATCCCGAACTTGTAATCATCGCTGGTAATGTTGTTACTGGAGAAATGACGGAGGAACTTATTCTTGCTGGAGCAGACATCATTAAAGTTGGGATTGGCCCTGGGTCGGTTTGTACGACTCGTATCCAGACCGGCGTGGGTTTTCCGCAACTATCCGCAGTCATCGAGTGTGCTGATGCTGCTCATGGTCTCGGCGGTCACATTATCGCTGATGGTGGGTGTTCTACACCTGGGGATGTAGCCAAAGCATTTGCTGCTGGTGCAGATTTTGTAATGCTCGGTGGGATGCTTGCAGGTCATGATCAGGGCGGCGGAGAAGTAATTACCAAATACTATAAAACAAATGAGATAAACTCATATGCAAAAGATGATGCAGGGTTTTTGATACAAGATTATAAAATTGAAGAAAAACAGTTTGTTAAGTTTTACGGGATGAGTTCAAAATCCGCCAATGATAAACACTTTGGCGGACTGAAAGATTATCGTTCATCTGAAGGTAGGACTGTATTGACAAAATACAAAGGTGATGTTAATATAACCATACAGGATATTCTTGGTGGAGTCCGGTCAACATGCACATATGCAGGAGCATCAAAACTGAAATATCTTTCAAAATGTGCAACATTTATCCGTTGCACTGAAACTCATAATCGAATTTATGAATCATCTACAATTGGAAATTAAGGAGACTAACATGAACGACACTAACAGTGCATATAATGTAACAGCAGATGAACTTCGCCAGTTTATTGAGCGCCACGAGCAATTTGACTCAGAAGAAAAAGAAATTAAAAATCAAAAGAAAGAACTAATGCAGGAGGCCAAAGGTCGGGGCTATGATACGAAAGTAATGAAAAAGCTGATTGCTCTTCGAAAGCGTGATGCAGATTCTATCGCCGAAGAAGAAGCCGTTCTAGAAATGTACAAGTCTGCGCTAGGGATGCAATGAAATACTATGCAGGGATAGGTTCTAGGGAAACACCCAAAGATATATGCCTGTATATGACTGCAATAGCCAAGAGATTAGCGTCTCTTGGCTATACCTGTAACTCTGGTGGTGCTGATGGCGCTGATACTGCATTCGAAAGAGGCGCAGTTATTAACAGACAAATCTTTCTTCCTTGGGATGGATTTAACAAAAGATATATTGACACACTGACTAAACTACATGGTGAAGGTAGTTATATAGTACCATCATTTAATGCCGATCTTGTTGAAAAATACCATCCAAAACCAAGCGCTTTGTCAGATGAGGGGTGGAAATTTATGTCTAGAAACTCATATCAGGTACTTGGAAAAGATTTGAAAACACCCGTGGAATTCGTTCTATGCTGGACACGTGATGGTAAAGCTAGGGGTGGAACTGGACAAGCTCTTCGGATTGCCAAAGATCGTAACATACCCATCTTTAATTTCTATCATGGTTATGAAGAGTTTTCAAGATACATGACCATGACATTACTTTCAACTTGACAAATCTTTTGTTTACAAATGAATACAGTTGGTTTATATTGATTCTATAGAGGAGAATTACCATGACCAAATCAAACGACAAAAAAGATCAAGAGTTCCATTCTGTTGTGAAACTTGCAAAACTTCTTGCAAAGAAAACAAAAAATAAAACCGATGAAAAATACATGATCATAATGATCCGCAATGCTATTTTTTCTCTGCCTTCAGTATATACTGGTTTAATTTCAGAAGAAGCACTTGAACTACCATATGATAAAAGAACAAAAGAACACTTCTATGGAAGAACTGAAAGTGCAAAAAGGTTGGTCCATGAAATTAAAACCAACCCCAAAAGGAGTGAAAAAGCTCTTATCTTATTCCTGAAAAGTCGTTCAAGAGTTCATAAAGTCACGGCAAAACAAAATAATCTTCTCAAACAATATAACAAAAAGAATCCTGGTGTTCACTGGCGTAAGGCATATAAAGACTGTGGAATTGATCTATTGAAACAAGATATCAATACTAAAAATGGCAAGCGATATGCATATTTTATCGGATCTACCGAATATAAGTCTATTGCAGATGTAGCAGAAGATTATGGGATTTCAATTTCCGGTGCTTCATACAGATTTTTTAAGTCCGTTAGTCATAATCATTCACACTGGAACGCAGAATTGATTTCATAATAAAAAAGGCGGATCCGAAGATCCGCCAAGTTATTGGATGGTCCCGGTTGTTTCCGGGACCTTTTATTTTTATTAGAGAAGGTTGCGAACAAGAACTCTTCTGTAGTACTTGTTGGTATTTGCGGTAAGAGCGCCAAGACCCTGGCTAGAACCTTGAGCGAATGGGTTAGCAACCATACCGTAACGGGTTTTGAAGCCGATTTTTGGCTGGAAGCTGTCCTCACCGATAGCGCGAACCATCTGTAGTGGAACGTATGGGCAATAGAAGATACCTGCGTCGAAGGATGAGGAACCTTTATAACCAACAACTAGGTAGTTATTAGCAGCATATGGGTCAATGTAAACGCGGAAGCGACCATTTAGAACACCTGCGAAGGTGTTGCCGGTGTCGTCAACATTGAGTGCATTTGAGTTAAGTGCTGGTGTATAATCAAGAACACCTGCCATCTGAAGAGCAGAAGCAACGTCTGAGGAACAGATAACAATGTTACCCTTACCACGTCTGGTGTCTTTTGCGATCTGGTTAGCTTCACGTTCGATCTGGAACATAAGTCCCTTGAACTTTTCAACTGACCAACGGCCGTTAGCATCTACGTCAAGGTCGAATACACCGACAGCTGAAGTGTTTGCAGCACCTGAAACTGCTGAGTTATAGATTGTGCGAACAACTTCTCTGTTGATTTCAACAAGGATTTCAGAAGAAAGGATGTTTGCAAGTTCTGTTTCAGCGTCTAGACCATGAACTGCTTTCAAGTCTTGTGCAAGTTCAGTGGTGTATTCTGCTTTAAGCGCACGGCTCTTAGCTTCTACAGCAACTTTTTCAATTGAGAAAGCCATTTCAGCAAACTGACCACCGGTTGTACCAAGTGCTTCAGCGGTTGTGGTTGACATTGCAGTACCAGTATTTGCACTTGCAGGTGAACCAACGGTATTTGTTGAACCTGAACCAGTGCCGTCTGTAGTATGTGTACCAGCACCTGAATAATCGGTATCAGCTTCATTATAGAAAGCTTCGTTGTTGCTGTTTGCAGTGCCATACTTAGAGCGCATAGCGAAGATAAGTCCGGTTGGACCAGTCATTGGCTGAACACCAGCAATATCGTATGCGATAAGGTTTGGCATGGAACGGCGAACAAGGCTGATAAGAACTGGGTCATAACCAGCTACAGGACCACCGGCATCAGCGCCTGAGCTGAAACCTGTTGAACCGTAACCACCAGCATTCATTGTTGGTGTTTCCATTAGAAGTGAAGACATAGAAACAGATGTTCTATCTTCACGCATAGAGCGTTCGGTATTCTCGAGGATAGTTGCAGTAGTTGATCTTCTTTGGGCATCTTGGATAGGTGCGAAGTTTGCGTGCTCAAGAATTGGGCCCCACTTTGCAACTAAATCGCGATTTGATAGACTCATTTTTGTCTCTCCTTATTGTTGTTATCTTATAGATTTATTTATAATTTTATTATTTTCACTTAAACTGTTTTGAATTTAGAGCATTAACAATTGCATTTACAGAGTCATATGCAGAAACTTTCTTTGGGGCGGTTTCTTCAAGCATAATTTCATTTTCTTCATCATCAACAGCAGACTCAGTGATTACTGGTGACTTTGATTTAAAGAATGACTCTTTAAGAGTAGAAAGATCTGATGAATAAGAATCAAGATTATCTACATCTAACTTTTCAGAAAGAATACGGAAGCGTTCTTTTTGTGAAGTTGTTAGACCTTCAGAAAGTTCTTCGAAGATTTTTTCTGCCTGTAGCATTTCAACTGCTTCAGAAAGTTCGATGTTTGCATTGATTGTTTTATTAACTTCTTCTTTAAGTGAAGCAATTTCTTCTTCTAAATCAGCAACAATATCAATTGTTGATTCATCAATTTCTACATTGTGCTCGTAAAATAGTTCTTTAAGGCCATCCATGAATGATTCTGCCATTTGGACCTTAATACCAGATTCGATTGCAACGGTATTTTCTTCCATCCATTCAGAAACAATATAGTCAAGATAATTGTCAAGATTTTCAACAATCTCTTCCATTGCTTCGTTAACAGATTCTTCTAACTGTACAGCAAATTCTTCTTCTAGTGAAGCAGCAATTTCATTGGCTTTTGCAGTGGAAGCTTCATTGACAGCAGCTTCAAATACTAGTGAAAGTTTACCTTTAAAGTCTTCAGAAAGATCAAGACCTTCAAATAATGAATCAAATGATTCTGAAGCATCTACGTCTTCTTTCACTTCAGGTGTAACGCCTGAAGCAGCACCAAGTTTATCAGCAGTTGGATCAACTTTCTTTTTAACATCTGCCAACTTAGGTTTGATAGCACCACCCGCTGGTGTTACTGGATCAGGAACTTCTGCACCTTTGACAACATCACCACCGCTGTGATCCGCCTTAAACTCTTGTAAATTGTGTTCTGACATTTTGTTCTCCTTCTTATGGATTTAATTTAATCTCATAGTTTATTTATAAAAAAGTAAATTTATTTATCCTTTTAAAGAACCTATAAAGTTTTCAAATATTCTAAGAGCTTTTGATTCACTAATGGGATTACGAGTGGCAACTTCTTTCTTAAGTTCCTTAACTGTTTCTTCTAATTGTTCCATTACTCTCCAATTACCTGATGCTATATCATAGTAATATTCAGTATTTTCCATGATACCTTTTACAAAGCAATTAGGACCTGAAGGGTCTGTAACAATATCAACAGTTGCAAGGTGAAAATCATCTTGTACTTCCATTATGCCTTGCTTTGTTGCCTTTACAGAACCAAGACCTCTAGTAGATACTCCAACTTTAACACCCTCATCAATGAAAGTCTTTACAATTTGACCCATTGGTGTTGAAAGGATCTTTGCCTTACCAATGAAATTTGACCCATCTCTTTTCATTTCAGTGATTAGGTGAGAAACTCTATCACCATTAATTTGTGGACCATTTGGATGACCAAGTTCACCTAATGCTCTCTTTGTTTTGATATATTGATCATTATAGCGATTCATTTCATTTTCAAGTATTGTAGAAGGATAAATTCTACCATTACGATTTTGAATATCTCCCTGCATGAAGATACCTTCTATAAAATAGCCTTTTTTGCCATCTTCTGAAGCTTCAGTAATCACCATGCAATCGTCATCATATACTTCTGTTATTAGTTTCATAACTTGTTTCCTTTTTTATTTTTATTTATAAGATTATGAACCTGAATCATTTGTAAGCAACCGGGGTACATTTAATAGCAGTATTTGCTTCAACTGTATCGGTCGCTCGCTTTTCCATTATTTCTACAAAACCGGCAGGTTGAGACATTGACCCTATTACATTATTAGCAGAGTCTCTTACTATTACAAATGAATCTCCACCAGTTGGAGTATATACTCTGAAAAGAACTGCATCGTTAACTGTATCTGGTGTCGATGAAACTGAAACTTCTTCTCCCGTTAGTTTAAGAACTATATCTACCATATTAGAGTGCCTCTCTTGCAAAACCTAAAATTTCTTTAAAGCCGTCTTTATCAGTCATTGCAACTTTCATCATTTTCTTTGCATTTTCTTGGCGGAGACCATTGATGAGTTGATTAAGAAGTTTTGCATCCTGCGAATTTACTGAAATAGATGAACCATCATTCAGTTTGAGCAAACCTGCGTTGAATGCTTCATCAAGCTCAACTTCTTCTTTAGTAAGTCTGTCGACTGCTTTATCAATACGCTTTTCTCTGCCCAAAGTCTTTGACCAGCTTGCTTGTGGCTTAAGTGGATCTTTAGCGCCTAGTTGATATGCCTTACCAGCAACATCAGTTTTTGCTTTTTTGATGTATCTTCCAAGCAAAGCCTTTGAAACTTCATCTAGCTCAACTTCTTCCTTAGCGAGTTTATCACTTGCTTTTTTAATGCCAGAAAGTCTTTGATGCGCTTTTACAAACGAAGAGCCACCTTTTTTAGTTTTTTGGTCTGCACCAAATCTAGCAGCATGTGCGGCTGTATCATATGCTGCCTTAGTCACATAAGAAGCAAGAGTTGATTTCTTGAGTTCATCAAGTTCTACTTCTTCTTTTGTAAGTTTATCAGCTGCCATAGCAATACCTTGACGGCGCTTCCATGATTTGTTAAAAGCTTTATCAGCAACTGCAGTATCTTTTCTTCTTTGTCCATCACCAGAATAATCACCTGTTTTCATTTTATCAAGCGCCTTATTAGCTCTTTCAGAATAACGGGCGGTTGCTGCAGAGTTAGTAGCAACATCGTGAGATGCTTTCTTAATATATGAACCAAGAGTCTTCTTTGATACTTCATCAAGTTCAACTTCTTCATTGATTTTTGAAACTGCATGATCGGTACCATGGAAACCTTTACCATTTGGAGTGCGGTCAATACGGAACTTCTCACCAGTTGTATTGTGTTGATAAATGTCATGTCCTGAACCACCGAAACCTGATTTTCCACCTACACGCTTATATGTTGTATGGAACTTTTCTGAATCTTTTTCATGCTTTTCAGTAGGACCACCAGAAATGTAATCACCTTTGTTACCTTTGACATAGTCTTTAGCAAAACCTTCGGCACCGCTTTCAGCATGAACCTTATTGACTTTATCTAAAGACATCGCTTCTTCAAGTTCCTCATTCCAAGGAGTTTTTGGGAGACTTACTTTTTTCTTTGGTTCTTTATCCAAAGCATAGGCCAATCTATTAACTTTCATGTTTGCAGAAGAATTTGATGAACCATCTGCATAAGCAATTTCACGTTCGGATTTGGTTGGTTTTTTGATTTGTACTTCATCAATCTGTGACTCTCTGGTTTTACCAGCATAGATCTTAGAACCTTTGCCGCCGCCAAGCGCCGCATCTTCTTTCTTTGTGGAATTTGACTTCTTGTAGCGTTGGTGTGATGGTTCTTCATCATAGTCACCGCCAGCAGCAGCTACAGCACCAAAACCTTCTTTGATTTTGGTACGAATAGATGCGGAAATTGCTTTGCGGCGAGCATGAAGATACTTGTCACTCTTATTTACTTTATCATCATTATTGATGTCATCATCTTCTTTGCCAACTGGATCCATTGCTTCGGACATATCACCCTTGCCAGCAAATGTCTTAGCAGCATCTTTTGACATTGTGACTGGGTATTTCTTTCCGGCAAATGCAAAGTGTTTTTTACCTGTAGCATGAGCATTAGCGGCCGCGGTATGGAAAGCATTCTTTTCAGTTGCAAGAATTTCTTCTGGAATGACATATACAGTTTCATCAATTTTGTGCATTTTAATTTGCGCGTGTTTACGATATTTGTATTGAGCATCTGTCATATCACTATCATCATCATTATCTACATCAGAATCTTCTTGACCTGAAAGATCTCTTTTGAGAGTAACAGCTTCATAAACATCTTCATCATCTGGTCTTTGATAATCAGCAAGGCGCTTATTCTTGCGGTATCTTTTCATACCATCAATATCATCTTTATCTACTGCACCAGAAAATGTGCTCTCTGGTGCAACAGTGTGGTCAATAGGATCTATTATGTGTTTTTGTTTAAAGTTTAGTTCATCTTCTGAGTTTGGTTGAGCAACCTCTGATAAGATTCTACTGAAAGTTTTCATTTTTGAGCCCTTTTTGAAAAATTAGTAAGATTTTTTCTATTTATAACGGTCAAACCTTCTTCTGTAGGTTGATCATCTTGTGGCGGCTGTGGTGGAGCTGCACCTTGACTATCTTGAGGCATATCGTCAATAGGAGGCTCTTCTTTTGCTTCTTTATCAATTTGCTTCTTCATGTCTTTCCATTCATCTTCTGGCATGTAAAGAACATTCTTGACAACCCATTCACGAGAGAAGTATTTACCAATTTGTTCCTCAATCTGGCGAAGTGTTTCAAGCTTTTCGCGAAGTATTTCAGCTTCTTTCAACTCTTCAAAATAGTTATCCTTCATGAAGTCATAACGGATTTTATTTTGAATTTCTTTCCATTCGTCAGGTGAAATAACACCCTTTAAAACCAATTGTCGTTCAAGGCATCTATCAAATAGAATTGAAAATCTTGTGCGAAGTCTTTTAATAAATTTAGCAAATTTTAATTCTTCGCGAGTCACTTCTGACATTCGACCGAATGAATACATAGTTTCCGGTTGAAGCCTTGCAACTGGGACATTTAGCGATTTATATAGTTTAGATTGAAAATACGGAAGGTTTTTATCTTCACCTAAACCAGATCCACCATTTAGTGTAGTCACTTCGGTCGCATTATTGCCTTCTCTTCTTGGAAACCAATAATCCTCGGTCATAGTCATCATTTTTCTATCATCTTTAATTTCACCAGATGATGGATCATACGTCACTCTATTCTTGTGACGAGCCATCATATCATGTAGATACTGTTCAGCTTTTGCTTTTGGCAAGTTACCAACGTCAACATAAAAAATTCTGCGTTCTGGTGCTCTTGTCATTGTATAGATAATAGTAGCATCTTCCAATATTCTCAATTGGTTGAGAGACTTGATAGACTTATGCAAGTGTGAAAGAACTACTGAATTATTCTCGTTTAGCAGACCGGATGTAACTCTAACAATTGCGTCTTTAGCAATCTTTAGCCCTTGTATTGATGAAGAATAATTTGATACTTTACTAGCACCAAATCCACTTTCAGAATACATATAGTACTCCTTTTTGATCTTCTTTACCAATGCATTGCTAGCTTGATCTTTTATTTGTTCATTTTGCATTTCACGAATGAGTCTAATTTTTCTTGGATCAAGATATCTAAGTTCTTTGATACCTTCTTTTAAATTTTTCTCATCTATAATAACGTGATAATTTAATCTGCCATCTACATAGAATTTAGTGAATATCTCATATGCACTATTAGAAAAATCTAGAAGTTGTAAAATATTCTGAAATTCTTCACTTATTTTTTCTTTGACTTTATCCGGAAGATTTGTTTCATCAAGAATTATGTTGACAACCTTATCATGAGAATCAACACTGATAGATTCATTTACAATTTCATCAATAGCTTGCTGTATTTCTGGATTTATAGTCAAAGCTCTATAGCGAGTCACAAGTTCAGCTTCAGATTTTGCAGTTCCTTCCAAATCCAAAAGCATACCGTAGGAGCCACCAACGGCACCTCCTACGGTTAAAGCTCCATCATCATTTAAAGGCTCAGCAAAAGATACTGGCTGATTTTTTACATCATCATCTGGTCGCTTGATCTCGAATCCAAATAATCTCATATTATATTCCTTCTAATAAATTACGTGGTAGAATTACCAGTAACTCCGCCGGATACTCTCCAAAGATCATATTCAAATGTTACACTAAATTCTTCAATTTGGTCTTGTGCTTGCCATGAAAGATCAATAGTTGAAATTGAAGTTGGGAACAAACCTTCAAATGTATATTCTCTTAATACACTCCCATCTTTACCATACTGAGTGACTTGAGCTTGTGCCTTATAGTCAAATGGTGCTGCTCTGAAGTTAGTAATATGCGAGTTGATAGCATTTGACCAAGCTTCCATTGCATTGCGAACAGCAAAGTCTTCATCATTGATAATAGTAACAGGCCATGGTCCGAATGTTCTATCACCGCCATATTTAATTATTCTTCCAAAATATGGAACTGGTATAATACCAGTTGAAGATTCTGGAATAGCTGCTGTTTTTACCATGAAAGGTATTTTAAAGTCTGCAATACCAAGAATTGGATTTGTTATTTGTACTTGGAAGAGGGTGCTGCGAGCACCCCCTCCTACTAATTGTGATTTGAATTCATTTATTGAAAATGCCATTTTTGAAACTCCTTGTTATGTCTTTATTTATTAAAGAGCCTGGCCGATAATTTCATCAAATTCAACACCTGTTCTAGTAGCGACAAATGTAAGTTCGATAAAGTTAATGGTTCTACTAGGTTTGATGAAAATATTTCCTCTAAATGTATTTCTATCAATAACATCAGGAGTATTTACAGTAGAATCGGAAATTACTCTAAAGTCTATGATACCTCTTCTTCCCTGGATATCTCTTAGGAATGGTTCTACTGAGTTTCTAAACTGTGTCTGAGTGAACTCATCATTGAAGTCGAATAGGAATGAAGCAGCAGTTGTTGCAATTGCCTTTTCGACTGTAATGAATAGACGGCGCACGTTAATACGAGTGAATGCACTACCTGTAGCAGTTCCAAGACCAGTCTTATCACCGAATAGAAGGATACCTTGACCTACTTGAGAAACAACTGGATTAATATCATTTCCGTATAGTTGATCACGTTGTTCTTTATTTGGATTAAAAGCAAGTTTTACAACATTCTTGATGATACCACGCTTATAACCAGCTGGTGATTCCCATGGAGTGATACGAGAGCAAAGACCTGCCATATCTCCATTTAATGGTACCCAACGATATACGTCATTATACTTATCATAACGGTATTTATAGCCGGAGTCCATGAAGAAGTAAGATGAATTTTGAACAAGTGATCTGAATGCAATAACTGCATTCATCTTATCTATCGGATTAGATGGTGCTACGGCAGCTGCAGCAGTAGGTGAAATGAATGCAACACAATCTTTTCTTCTTTCGGCAATATTTTGAACAATATAGTTTGAAATATTTGCATTTACTGCTTTACCTTGAAGAACAAAAGCAATATCAACATCTGCAGAGTCTTTATAAAGATCATAACCAAGTGCAACTTTACCAAACGGTATTGATGCCTCATTAGATCCATTGAGACCTCCAGCCAGATTTTCATATCCAGAAAGATTTCCAGATCCATCTAATTTATCGGTACTATCAGCAATAATCCAAGCAGATTTGTTTTCAATTACTGTTGCATAATAATTTGTTGTCCCATCCTGAAGTTTTGCAGATGGTGTCTTTGACACGTTTTCATACACTTCAAGAATAGTATCTGCCACACCAGTAATATCACCATCTCTATCTGTAACCACAATGTGCATATTACCTGATGTTGGTGCATTACTAAATAAATATGAAAGACCCCAATATCTCTTATATGTTAGATCAAGATAAGATGTTACTGGTAGTGAATATCTATTTTTTAGATTTATAGTATAAGTATATGTTGTAATATCGTCTGCTGTGTTTGCTGTGTTTGCTGTATCTACTACTGATGCAACAGTATACGTATTAACTATTAGGTTTTGATAACCAACATCATTATTACCTACTACAATAATATCACCATTAGAAAGAATACCAGAAACATTTTCTGTTGTGATAATTTGTAATGTATTTGTGCCAATAGCAATAATATCAGAATTATCTACATTTTCAATTAGGTCTGTATCAAATAATGCAGTATTGCCATATGCACTGGAACTTGTTACATATGCTACTTCAACGGAATTACCTAATGCACCTGGGTGTTTTGCATTAAAATATGTGCCGGACGCGATTGCAGCATCATCACTTGTTACACGAGTAACGTATAGTGCATTTGAATACGACAAAAAGTCGGCTGCAGTAAAGAATGTTTCAAAGTTAGAATCCGTAGGTTTCCCAAAACGAGAAACTAACTCGTTTTCAGAAGTTACTAGAATTCTTTCGTTAGTTGGTCCCCAGCTAAAAACACCAGCGATTGCAGCAGGAGGAGTTGCGATCGCTGGAATTGTTGCTGTAGCATCAACCTCACGGACTGTTACGGATGGGCTTACAGAAAAAACCATATTTTTCTCCTTTGTTATAAAATAAGATTATTCTTAATTCAAATCTCAATTCTATTTATAAACTTGATGTTTTGTTACCAATTATTTGGATTCATGTAAATAGGCTGCTCAATGTCATCACTTCCATTATCATAAAAACCAAAAGGTAATAGAAAATCATCTATTTCTTCTTCTGTTCTTTCACGAAGTTTTGCAAGTGTATTTATGTCTGTCATGTCTTTAAAGAATGTTTGGTCAGTTAACCAAGCAAAAAGTACCAATGTCATAACCATATCATCATGTGCGCCAGATTCTGCCTCGTATGAAGGACCTCTACGAGCAAATCTGGCCAATTCTTGTATAGTTTCAAAGTCATTAAGCAGTATTTGATTTTGTTCTACTAGTAATTTCAATATGGAACAACCAATTGATTTTACAGTTTTTGTTGTTCTAATACCTCTATCAATATTTTTACCAAAACCGCCTGAAATTCGTTTTCCGGATCTACCAGCACTTTCAGTAAATAGCATATTTTCGTAACCATAATCAAAGTAGAGAACGTCAGCTACTTGACCACCAATATCATTTATTTCAATTAATACGGATGACTCATTATACAATTTTGCTATTCTGTAGATAATGCTGGCGTAATCTACGGGGCCAATGTAGTTATCTCTGAATGTACAAACCTGTTGATACGGCATTGTTGTAATATCAAGAACAGAGAATGTAGAATAGTCAAGGCCCTTGCCTCTTGAAACGTCAACAACCATGGCATATGCATGTCCCTTGACTGCTGTTGCATATTGTTTAATTCCCTCACCTTCATGCAAAGGTGTGGAGAATGAAAGTTCTTTCAGTTTACTTCCGGAGATAAGAGTGCTGGAACTTCCGATGAATGATCCACAAAATTCTTGTTGAAACTGTTCCATATTCCAACTAATAGAAGCAAGTGTATCTTCTTTCCATGCTTCATCTCTGCCTGGAACTTTATCCCAAGTAACTTCAATATAGATATAACCGTTTTTGCCCCTGCCTCTTTCATCAATTTCTTCTTGTGCCTCTTTACAGATTTTCCAGAAGTGATTCAAAGAGTTCGGAGTGGATGTCAATAGAATTTTTGTTTCTTTACCAGATGAAATGGTAGGATAAACGGACGCAAAAAACTCTTCCCAATTATTTAAGAAGGCAGTTTCGTCGATATATAGGAATGCGATAGATTTACCACGAATGGAACTTGAAGATGATGCAGCGGCAATAACCTTACAACCATTTTCTAATTCCATAGAACCTTTATTCCAAGTGATAACACCTTGCTGTAACCAACCAGGTAATGCTTCGAATGCCATCTGGATGCGATTAAGAATTTCAAGAGCAGATGCTGCTTTATTGGCGAGAAGTGCAACAGTTTTATATTCGTTAAACAATATATAGTGCAAAATAATAGCCATAGCGGTAGTTG